TGTTTGAACGTGGGTTTGATTTGCTAGGCTTAAAGCTAGAGCAAGGTTCAGAACCGTTTGAGGGCGCATGCACAGCAGTTCACCCACTATTAATTGAGTCGGCTGTTAAGTTTCAGTCGAAGGCTTCACAGGAACTCTTTCCTGCAAGTGGCCCAGTTAAGGCAAATATTCTCGGTACTGCTACTCCTGAAAAACAGATGCAAGCTAATCGTGTTGAAAACTTTATGAACTATCAAGTTACTGAACAGATGCCTGAATACTTTGAAGAGTTTGAACGGATGCTTTTCCATCTACCGTTAATTGGTTCTGCATTTAAAAAGATTTATTATAGTTCTACACTCAAGCGGCCTGTCTCGGAGTTTATTCCGATTGACCAGTTTTATGTGTCTTACTATGCAACTGATCTTCGTAATGCTGATAGATACACACATGTAATCTATCGTAGCCCTGTAGATATTCAAAAAGATATCAATGCAGGAGTTTATCAAGATGTCGATCTTCCTACTCCTTCTCAGTCTGGCATTACTTCGTTTGCCGAGAAGATTGATACTATTCTTGGTTTTAATCCTGATTATGATAATGATCCTCAGTATGTTCTACTGGAGCAGCATTGCTTCCTAGACATTGAGGACGAAGGTGAAGCCCTTCCATATATTGTAACTGTTGAGCAAGATTCTCGACAGGTACTTAGTATTCGTAGAAACTATGAACAAAACGATCCTAACCGCCAGAAGCGGAGTCACTTTGTTCATTACAGGTTCGTTCCAGGATTTGGTTTCTACGGTCTTGGTTTAATCCACTTTCTTGGTAATCTGACAATGAGCGCGACGGCTGCAATGCGGTCCCTTATAGATGCGGGTCAGTTTGCCAATCTTCCAGGTGGTTTTAAAGCCAAGGGTGTCAGGATGGTCGGAGACAATGATCCGATTAGCCCTGGAGAGTTCAAAGAGGTTGAAGCAACAGGTATAGATTTATCAAAGGCTATAGTTCCCCTCCCCTACAAAGAGCCTTCCTCAACTCTATATCAGATGCTACAGTTTGTAGCTTTGACAGGACAAAAGTTTGCAGATAGCACAGAGCAAGTAATTTCTGATGCTGCCTCTTATGGACCCGTTGGTACTACTATGGCATTACTTGAAGCAAGCAGCAAGTTTTTCTCTGCTATTCATAAGCGCGTACATAAATCACAGAAGGATGAGCTACGGATACTGGCAAGTATTAACTATGATTACTTGCCAAACGAATATCCATATGACGTACCGTTTGAGTCACGCAGTATTTTCCGTGCAGACTTTGATGGTCGCGTAGATATTATTCCAGTATCTGATCCTAACATTCCATCCAATGCCCATCGTATGATGCTGGCAAACATGGCACTGCAAATGGCGCAGCAGTCGCCACCTGGAATGTTTAACCTAGAAGCACTTAACAGAACTATTCTACATGCGGCTAACATGCCTAACCTAGAACAGATACTGCCGCCAAAAATTGAACCTCAACCTATGGACCCTGTGTCTGATATTATGGCTGCAACTAAAGGTATTCCTATTGCAGCGTTTGCAGGACAGAACCATGATGCACATATTCAAACTAAGATGGCATATCTACAAGACCCTATGAATGGTGCTAATCCTGTTATGGCTAGACTACGGCCTGTATTAGAAGCTAACATTCAGGAACATTCTGTAATGAAGTATCAGGAACAGGTTTCTGGTGTAACGCAACAGCTAATGCAACAGGCAGGACCAGAGGCAGCACAGAACCCACAGGTAATTGAAATGATTACCGCGCAAGCTGCACAGCAAGTTCTTAATGCTAATCAGGCTATGGGCATGGCACAGTCTCCAGAGCAACAGTTGGTTGCGCTTGAGCAAGCCAAGGTTGAACTTGAGAAACAAAAGATTGATAAGGATACAGCTATTTCAGCGGCTGATATGGAACTTAAAAATAAGAAACTTGAGCTTGAAGAAAACGATCAGATCATTAGCATGTTGAAAACAAATGCTACTGATAACTTCAAGAGAGAAAAAGCTGAACTAGATCGTAACAGTAAACAAGATATCAAAGCTCTTGAAGCCCTCACGCAGTTAGCTATTGAGGGTGAAAAGCAGCAAGGTAAAGAAAAAGAAAATACAGTAAAGGAAATCTTTGATTTTCTTAAACAGTTTCAAGGAGACAAACAATGATGACAAAAGGAAAAGGATATCCTGAACACGTAAAGTCTGATGTTAAGAGCGTGACAGGCGGTTATCCTACACATGTACCAAATTCCAATCCTGAGACGTTTGGTAATATGGTAGACGAGGAATCGTTTGGTAGTCGCACCAATCGTAGTGTTCTAGGTAAGTTCGATGATTTTTCATACAAAGTTCCAGGACCAGCTAAACTAAAGTAATGAATATCTGGGACGAGTTTATTCAAACACTCAACGAAGAAATTAATAAGTTAAGAGTAGCACTTGGTCATGGCAGTGCAGGTAGTTATGCTGAATATACACAGATGGTAGGCAACCTATCTGGACTTGAATGGGCAAGAGATAATTTAACCGATATCGTAAAGAAACGTATATACGACGAAGAAGAGGAGTAAAATGCAACAGGTAAATTTAGGCAATGCCATTAAAAATGATATGTGGATTACAGACCCCATTGAACAACCTGATCCAGATGTGCTGCCAGCACTTCCAGGTTTTCATGTTTTAATTCGCCCTGTGTCAGTTAAGTCATTGACAAAAGGCGGTATTATTATTCCAGACTCTACCAAGGACGACATGTCCTATCTAACAACAATTGGTAAGGTTTTAAGTCTTGGCGATCTTGCCTATGCAGATGAAGAAAAGTTTTCAACAGGTGCATGGTGTAATGTAGGAGACTATGTTTGCTACGGTAAACATGCAGGAACTAAGTTATTTTACAAAGGTGTAAGGCTTATTCTTTTGTTTGATGACCAAATTATGCTTCGTGTAGAAGACCCAACTGATCTTGATCCTACATTTAATCTAGGGACAGCATCAGCTTAATTTGTAGATATAACAATACTATGGTATAATATATTTATTTAATCGTTAAATCGTTTGTTTCGTAAACAACGGGAAAGAGAATGTAATGGAAGATAAAGAAGTATGGAACGATGTAGAAGTTCCGAATGTCGAGACAGAAAGTAAGGTTGAATATGAAATCGAAACTGAAGAAACTATGGAACAAGCTGCTAACTCTGCTCCGTCTCAAAAAGAAGGAAGAGAAGAAGCCAGCCAAAAAGCAAAAGAAGGCGAAGCGCCAAAAGAATTAGAAGGCGTAGAAACCTCTGGCGCTCAGAAACGTATTCGCCAGTTGATTCGTCAACGTAAAGAGCGTGACGAACAGATTCAGTCTCTCATCCAAAAAAATGAGGAACTAGAAACTAACCTCAGAACAAAAAGTTCAGAAGTACAAGAGATTAATAAACTAAGTCTTGATGCTTCTGAAAAGCAGTTGAAAGATAAACTAGAACTAGCACAAGCTGCATACATGGAAGCATTTGAAAACGGTGAAAAGGAAAAGCTCCTTCAAGCTCAGATTATGCTTAACGATGCACAAGGTGATCTAAAAAATGTTTCTAGTGCTAAAAGTAATTACGAGGCAGCTTCTGTAAAGCAGCCCGTACAGCAACAGCAAGTTGCACCAAGATCAGCCGCTACTGATCCTAAAGCAGAACAGTGGGCGTCAGAAAACGAATGGTTTGGAAATAACAATGTTATGACCGCTGCCGCACTTGCTATCGATGCTGAACTAAAAAATGAAGGTTACGATCCTAATGATAACGAGTTTTATCAGGAAATCAGTAACCGCATGAAACAGTCCTTCCCTCAACAGTTTGGGGAAGATGTGCAACGTAAGCAGGAAACTTCGTCAAATCCTGCTCAAGTGGTTTCGGGGGGATCGCGTTCACCCTCATCCAGTTCTAAAAAGGTTAAGCTATCTCAAGAAGATATTCGCCTAGCCCAGAAATGGAATATTCCACTTGAAAAGTATGCCGCCGAAAAGCTCAAAGTAAATGGGGCTGACGGTGATTATACTACCATTAAATAGTAGCGCGGAGATATATTATGAACACACGAAATGAAACACGTAGTAGTCAACTTAGAGAGAACAATACTCAGGAAGAAGAATACACCTTTGAAGAGCCAAATGCTTTAGATATTCCAGATCATGTGCAAGCACGATTTGATGCTGAAGGAATGGCTTTACGTTGGATACGAATCTCCATCAAAGGCACAGATGACATCTCAAATGTAGGTAAGAAACTACAAGAGGGATGGGTTTTCGTAACTCCTGATGAAGTTCCTGAAATGTCGATTACATCCTTCGTAAGGGAAGATGGTCGTTACCAAGGCACAGTCTGTCGTGGGGATTTAGCGTTGGCAAAGATGCCAGCAGGAAAGGTAGCGGCTAAACGGAAATTCTATCGAAATAAAGCTAATGATATGATGGATGCAGTAAATGCACAGCTAATGAATAGCTCAGATTCTCGTATGCCAATTTCCAACAATAGTAAAACTACAGTAACAAAAGGACGTAGGCCCAATTTTCAGGGTTGACGTTTTTATAACCAAGGAGATGAAACATGTCTACTACTAAAGCATTTCGTGGTTTTATCCCTGCTCGTAAGAAGGGCGGTTCTTATAACAATGAGGCCGTCACTGATATGATTACGCTTACCTCTACAGGTCAGGCGCAATCACCTAGTAACAACATTTTCACAGGCGATCCCGTCGTACTTCCAGGTGCGAACTTTGCGACGATCTCGCCCTTTATTGCTGCTACCTTGAAGCCTTCGGGCGTTTTCATGGGTTGCCAGTATGTTGAAAATGGCGAACAGAAGTTTGCTCGTTACTGGAATGGCGGGATTTCTGCTACGGATATTAAATTCTTTGTCATTACTGATCCAGATCAGACCTATTACATTCAGTGTTCTTTGACGCTTTCTGCTGCTGAAGCGGCTATTGTCAGGAACTACAATGTGACGGTCAGTTCTACTGCTAGTTCAGGCAGCACGGTAACTGGTCAGTCCAGCTACTACTTGCTTGCGGCTACTGGTGCTGAAACCGAGCTTGCTGCTCGTGTTGTCGGTCGCGCTCAGTATCCTGACGAAGGTAACAATGATGCCTATCCAATTGTCGAAGTTTGGCTTAACACCCATCGGGATCGTTATGTCACTGCTACGGCTTCAACGGCTTAATTAGGGAGGACTAAATTATGGCTATTAATAGAGCTAGTATTGCAAAAGAACTCCTTCCAGGTTTGAACGCCGTTTTTGGAATGGAGTATGGAGAGGTTAATAACGAACACGAACCTCTTTATGAAATTGAAAACTCTGACCGTGCGTTTGAGGAAGAAGTACTATTCACTGGGTTTGGCTCTGCGCCGACCAAGGGTGAGGGTGCTGCTGTTTCCTATGACGATGCACAGGAAAGTTACACTGCCCGTTATACGGCTGAAACTGTTGCTCTTGCTTTCGCAGTTACGGAAGAAGCAATGGAAGACAACCTGTATGACACGTTTGCCAAGCTTCGTGCGCGCGGTCTCGCTCGTGCGATGGCAAATACCAAGCAGGTCAAGGCGGCTGCGCTTTACAACAATGGTTTCACTGATACCATTGGTGACGGCGCTGCGTTTTTCTCTGCTGCTCATCCGACCATTTCTGATGGTAATCAGTCTAACCTTTTGGGTGCTGCCGATCTTTCGGAAGCCACTCTTGAGACTGCTCTGACCGCTATTCAGAAGATCAAGGATGATCGTGGTATTCTGATTGGTGCGAGTGCGATCTCGCTGCATGTTCCCGTTGATTCGTGGGCCATTGCAGATCGTGTTCTCAGCTCTCCTGGAAATACGCAGACGAGTGCGGCAGATGCCAACCCGAATACGAACGCGATTAACGCGACCCGTCATTTGGGTATGGTTCCTGAAGGCTACTACATCAATCGTCGGTTTACCGACACTGATGCGTGGTTTGTCAAGACGGATGCACCGAACGGCACGAAGATGTTTGTTCGTTCTCCGCTTCAGACGAAGATGGAACCTGACTTCGACACTGGCAACATTCGATTCAAAGCCCGTGAGCGTTATAGCTTCGGTGTTTCGGATTGGCGTGGCTGGTTCGGTAGTGCTGGTTAATTAAGCTAGAAGGGGAGAGTAGCTTAATGCTGCTCTCTCTTTCTACTTTTTTCTAATAAAGGAAATAAATATGGCTACAAATATTAAAGTTGCCCAGAACGTAAGCAGTGATGGTGCCATTATTACAGGGTTTAGGTACGTAGACAGCAACCTTACTGTTGGAGCAAACGGTGGTGGTCCTATTCCTCAGACAACCCGTATTATGGCTATCCATACATATGCTACTCTTGCTGGTGAAATTGTTATTACTGGTTCTAATCAAATTACTAACAAGACTGCAAAGGGTACAGCCATCCGCTACAGAGTGGGTGCAACGGATTCAAATGACCAGTACATTGGAGATATGGGTGTAGGTGTTTTTGGCGTACTTAGTGTTGCCAACTCAGGCACTGGCACCATGACTCCTACGATTACTCTATATGTAGGCTAACATGCCTTCTTACGCTTATTTAAAAACTGACATTATTAATACAACTGAAAATGATTCGACAGAGTTTGAGGATCAGATTCCTAAGTTGATTGAAAAAACAGAGCTACGTCTTACTAAAGACTTAGACGATGTTGGTTTAGATGAGTATAGTGCTATTACATTTACAGCAGCTAATGCTAGTGTTGCACTTAATGACAGGGTTCGTATTGTTCGTAATGTAAACTATACAACAAGTGTCAGTGTAACTGGTGTAGCAGCCGCTTCAAAAGTAAATCTACTTCAAAGAACTTATGAATACGCTACAGACTATTGGCCTGTTGCTACATCTACGGGAACTCCCCGATACTATTCACGTAAAACAAATGGTTCTATTTTTGTAGTACCTACACCTACATCTACTTTGTCAGGTATAGTACAAACAGCGTCACGACCACTAGCTCTTGCTTCTGCAACAGGTACAAGTGTGACAACTTCAAATTATTATAGTGAATATTGCTACGATGCTTTATTTTATGGTTGTCTTTTAGAGGCAACTATGTATATGAAAGATTGGAATACACTTCCAGTTTGGCAACAGCAGTATGAAAGCGCAATCACAACACTTAGAAATCAGGCTCGTAGAACTCGTCAAGATGATATGGAAGTTGCTGGCAGTCCTGCTGGTGGGCCTAATCCAATTATACAAGGAGCAAGTTAATGGTTAAATCAGTAGGAAAAAAAGTATCTAGAATGGGTGGTTCCAAAGGAAGTGCCGCTGTAGCTGGTGGTGGAGGTAAACCACTTACAGGAAGAATGACAGATAAAAAATTAGAACAACTTAAAAATGCAGATAATTATGAAAGTCGTCCTATTTGGGCAAAAGATATAAGCGAAAAAGAATTTAGACAGATTATTGGTGCGCCGACATACGACAAAGAAGGTGTTTTGCGTCATCAGAAACGCGGTGGTAAGGTAATGAATCGTAAGGCAGGTGGCCGTCTTAAAACTGTTTCTGCTGATAACAAAGGTCTTACTAAACTTCCTACAAAAGTACGGAATAATATGGGATATGCTAAAGACGGTGGTAAGGTAAGCGATACTAAAGATACTAAAAATGCAAAGCCAAAGCCTAAACCGCCTGTTACTGATTCTACTAATCCTGAAACAGGTGCTACTCGCGGATCAGGTGCGCCAATGGTGCCTGTTAAAAAAATGGGTGGCGGTAAAGTAATGAAGTATAAAAAAGGCGGCATGGTTTATATGAAAAATGGTGGCGTTGTAAAAGCTTCTAAAGATGGTGATGATCTTGTATCTTCATGTTATGACTGATGGCTACAAGTCGTTCTAGTATTAGACAGCAAGTTACTAAAGGTGGTCGAAAGAAAAAGAAAAAGAAACCGCCGCTTGGTTCTGGTAAACGATTTAAACAAACAGTTTCTAAATTAAAAAAACGTGGGGCTAAGAACCCTAAAGCTTTAGCAGCATACATTGGAAGAAAAAAGTACGGTGCTAAAAAATTTGCTGCAATGGCTGCAAAAGGAAGAAGGAGAAAAGCATGAGAAATAATTATCTAAGAGGACCGCATACTCTGTTGAAGTATCCTCCTGACCTTGATGCAATTAATGGTAAGCCTACTGGTCAGGGTTATGGTGCAGCACGTAAGGGTCCAGATGTTAAAGGTCCGCCACAGGACGTTACAGTTGATTATTCTGTAGATGAACAAGTTGTTTATACGGAAAAAGCTGGAGAGTAGGTATGGCTAAACTTCCTAAAAGACCTCCGCGTCCTAAAGGTACTGTTATAGGTGATCCTAATGTAACTGGTGGTGGAGGTATTGAGCCTCCTAAAGGAAGTCGTTTTGTAGGTAAAAGTCGAAGAGGTCGTCCTAAAGCTTCTGCTGCGGATAAAGCCGCTGCAAAATATCATGGACTAACTCTTAAAGCATGGAAAGAAGCAGGTAAGCCATCTATTCCTAAAAAGGAATCAAGCGATACCCCTCGTGGTTCAGATGCTCCACCTTTAACTAGAGCGCAAAAAGCTGAACTTAAAAGATTAATGGCTGCACAAGCTAGAGAAATGAAGGTAGAAAATCGTAAAGTTCCTGATGCTAGACGAACAACTACAACTACTGGTAATCCTTTTGTCGAAAAAGGTAGAGAAGTTGAAGGTGGAGTTAATACTTTTCTTCTTTCTAAAGAACTGCCTCCTACTGACATTTCTCCTGAAGCATTAAAAAGAGGTATTGAAACAGGAATGTTATACATTGATAAAAATGGTGTAGTAAGATCAACAGGAAAGTATGCTTCAGGAGCAGATGTAACAGGACGAATGATGCGAAACACTGACGAAATTGCGCCGACCGAATCTGAAATTATGAAAATGGGTGGTTTTGAAATTCGTAAAGTTGGTGGTTCTGTAAAAAAGAAAAAGAAGAAAAAGAAAAAAACTAGAGCAGTTGGAGTAGGTAAGGCTCTTCGTGGTTATGGCGCTGTTCGTAAAGGTTAAATATAATGGCTATCGATAGAAAAAAACTTATTACTGAATTAAGAAAGTTACGGATGTCAGGACTAACTGAAACAAGCAGTCCTAGAATGGCAGAGTTAAGACGAGCATTAGAAAAAGCTGATGATCCTTTACAATATGAAAAACCAACTACAAGTAAGTTAAAAACATCGTTAGCAGATTTAGGTACAAAAAGTCCTTTAGGTGGTAAAGTAAGAACGTCGCCTAAAAAAACAACAGGCAATCCTTACAACATGGCTGCTTCTTATACCAAGCTTCCAGGGGTTATGATGAAAAAAGGTGGAAGATTAAAAGTTAAAAAAACTAAAGGTCGTAAACGTGCAGCTTTAAGAGGACATCGTGCAGAACTTAAAGGTGGATAATGTTTCTTACGAAGTAGAAATAAACTGGGATATAAAACGTCCAGTAAAAACTAACTATAAAAATTGGGACGAGTACTGGTTAGCACTTTGTAATTATTTGCTAGAAAAATATAAGAACACTTATTGTAGGAAAAAATAATGTCTTTAACTGATTCAGAAAAAAATAAACTGAAACGCTATAAGTTAAGTGGCTTAAATAAACCAAAGCGCACACCGCAACATCCTACTAAAAAAGCTGTGGTTGCTGTGCGTGATAAAGGTCGTATTAAAATTATTCGTTTTGGCGATCAGAAAATGGGACATAATTATTCTCCCGAAGCACGTAAGTCTTTTAAGGCTAGACATGGTAAGAACATTGCCAAGGGAAAAACAAGTGCAGCTTTTTGGGCTAATAAAGTTTTTTGGGCTGGTCCTAGCGGTTCTAAAAAAAGACCACCTAAGTCTCAGAAGTATGTTCGTGGTATAAAGAAAAGAGGTTGATATGAAAAAGGCAGTAGATGCTCCTAAAGGTTTTCACTGGATGAAGTCTGGTAAAGGTTTTAAGCTTATGAAAAATCCTCGTGGTGGATACGCTCCTCATAAGGGTGCTTCCAAAAAAGCAAGCTTTGAAGTTCAAAAAGTACATAAAGCTTAGAGTTACTGATGGCAGTAAAACGTAAAGGCGGTACAGCTACCAAGCGTGACCCTGCTAAGTGGGCTAGAGCAAAGGCTAGGGCTAAAGCCAAGATGGGTGGTAAACACTCTGCTAGAGCTATGCAGCTTGCTGTTAAATACTATAAAGATTCTGGTGGTAGTTACAAAGGTAAAAAGAAAAAAAGCAATAAACTTTCAAAGTGGAGTAAGCAAAAATGGCGCACGAAATCAGGGAAACCAAGCAAGAAGACGGGAGAAAGATACCTTCCAGAAAAAGCAATCAAAGCCCTGTCGTCAAAAGAATATGCTGCGACCACGAAAGCAAAGAGAAAATCGACTGCTGCGGGGAAGCAATACTCAAAACAACCGAAGCGAATTGCGCGTAAGGTTAAAAGATATAGGAAAACATAATGGCTGTATCGGGTACATATAATTTTAATCTTGACATTGACGAGGTTATTCAGGAAGCAATGGAAATGATTGGGGGTGAAGATACTCTCGGTCACGAGCCAGCATCTGCGCGTCGTTCTATAAATATTATGTTGAAGGATTGGCAAAACCGTGGTATACTATTATGGAGTACTGGTGTATCTTCTTTAACTGTAACGGCTTCCACTACTGCTTATGATCTTTCTTCTACAACTATTGATGCTCTTGAAGTAGTGTTAAATAGAGACAGCACAGACTTACAGTTACAGCGTGTTTCTCCTGAAGAGTATTTACTAATACCCAATAAAACACAGACAGGCCGACCATCACAGTATTCTATTCGTAGAGGTCGTGATAATCCTACATTATCTCTTTGGCCTATTCCAGATAATTCTACAGACATTCTTAAAATAGAAACAATTAGCGAACTGCAAGATGTTAATAAGTCAGCAGAGCAAAACGCTGATTTACCTAAAAGATTTTTTCCTTGCCTAACAGCAGGGCTATCTTACTATATGTCCATGAAGCGACCTTTAGTTCCTTCTGAACGTATTAATATGTTAAAGGTTAATTATGAAGAAACATTAGCTAGAGCTATGCGAGAGGACCGCGAACGATCTAGTATGTTTGTTCGACCCAAACTTGGTTATGTTTAATTATGGAACATATAATACAAGCATGGCCTGTATTTTTAGGAATAATTACTTTAATTATTATACTAGCTAAAATGCACGGTGATATAGAAATTATAAAAGAAAAAGTAAAGACCTTGTTTGATCTTTGGAATAAAAGTAATGGCAAGTAATAAAAACGCACTAGCTATGTGCGACATCTGTGGGTTTGTATATCCTCACAGAATTATGCAAGAAAATAGTTATGGACTTATTGTTTGTCCAGAAGATTTTGAGGGTAACTTTGATTTGAAAAATCACCCGCAAAATCACATTCCTGATGTTCGGGATAACCCTGCGATACGTAATCCTAGACCTGACACAGGTGGCAGAAATTTAACATGGGATCAAGTAGCAACCACTTGGGATTCAACAGATGAGTATTGGCAACTAATATGACAGACTTAACAGGAAAACTAATTTCAGGAACATATAAGCAGTTATTGCTTATTAATAGTAGCACCACAAACGAGGGTGTTAGTACTTCTTCTGTGTATGTTCAAACAGGTGATGGAACTAATACTGCGCTAAAGGTTGCTACGAATAAAGTTATTGCTCAGACTGCGTTTCTTGTAGATGGTACAGCAACAGTTAAAAATAATTTAATTGTTGGTAACAATGTATGTGCCTCTGCTTACTATGGTGACGGTTCTAATCTTACAGGACTGACAGCTAGTGTTGGTGGAGATATTTGTGTTAGTTCAATTACGGTAGCTGGTGGAGCTAATGTTGGTGGTAGCCTAGTTGTAAAAGGTGACACATCTGTAAGCGGTGATCTAAACATTGGAACAAATGCTTCTATTGGTGGCACACTAGTACAGACAGGTGTGGCTACGTTTGCTACGCATGTAACGATTGCTGGTAATGCAATTATCGAAGGTGACGTATCTGTTAGCGGCCAGCTTGATGTAAATGAAAATGTATCAGTAGGTGGCACTCTTGCAGTTACTGGCACGGCTGCTTTTACAAGTAAATCTACATTTAATAATGATGTATCAGTTAGCGGTAGAATAGATACTGCTTCTTCAGTATCAGTTGGTTCAGTGCTTAATGTAACAGGTGTTGCTAACTTTGCAACTGATGTGTGTATTAGCGGTAATGCTAATGTAGTTGGTAATGTAACGGCTGCATTTTTCTATGGTGATGGTCGCAACCTTACAAATGTAGAAGCAGAATTAGGTGTAGCAGATAATATTTCTGTATCAGGTTTTCTTAATGTTGGTGGTAATGTTTCTATTACTGGAACACTGGTTGTTAATGATGCTGTATCTATTAGTGCAAATGCTGTTATTAATGGAACTCTTACAGTTGCGGGAGCAGTTAGTCTTGCATCTACATTAAGTGTAGGTAGCAATGCAACTTTCTTAGCTGATAGCACGTTTAAAACAAACGTATCAGTTAGCGGTAATACTAATCTTGGTGGTACAGTAACTATTGGTGGAGCAGTTAGTCTTGCATCTACATTAAGTGTAGGCGGCGTAGCTAACTTTGCAGATACTGTTACTATCGCTGGTGCAGTTAGCCTAGCTTCAACGCTTAGTGTTGGTGGTGCAGTTAATCTTGCATCAACAGCTACAGTTGTAGGAGCGGCAACATTTAAGGACGATGTATCAGTTAGTGGTAACACTAATCTTGGTGGTACTGTTACAGTTGGTGGAGCAGTTAGTCTAGCTTCTAGTCTTAGTGTAGGCGGTGTAGCTAACTTTGCAGACACGGTAACTATAGCAGGGGCTGTAAGCCTAGCTTCTACACTTAGCGTAGGGGGTGCTACTAACTTTGCAACAACGGTTACAGTTGTAGGAACTGGTACATTTAAAAGTCATGTATCTGTAAGTGGTAATTTAGATGTAGCGGGAAATGTCTCTGTTGGCGGCACGGTATTTGCTACTGGAGGAATTACATTTGATGGTGACATTTCTGTTAGTGGTGATTTAAATGTTGGTGGTACGCTTACAGTAGCAGGAGCTACAAGCCTTAATAGCACACTTAGTGTAGGTGGAGCAACCAATCTACTCAGCACAGTTACGGTTGCTGGCAATGCTGGTTTCTTAGGCAGTGTGCGCGTAAGTGGTGCAACATCTGTAAGCAATGCAAATGTAGGTGGCACACTAACCGTAGCAGGAGCCGTCAGCCTAGCTTCAACTTTAAGTGTAGGTGGTGCAGCTAACTTTGCTTCAACGGTTACAGTGGCAGGGGTAGGCATCTTTAAAGATGCAGTATCTGTAAGTGGTAATTTAGATGTAGCAGGGAATGTCTCTGTTGGTGGAACTATATTTGCTACTGGCGGTATTACATTTGATGGAGACATTTCAGTAAGTGGCGATGTAAATATTGGCGGCACACTAACAGTTGGTGGGGCAACAAGTTTAGCATCTACATTAAGTGTTGGTGGCGCTACTAATTTACTTGATACAGTTACAGTTGCTGGCAATGCTGGTTTTCTTGGAACAGTACGAGTTAGCGGAGCAACTTCAGTAAGTAATGCTAATGTAGGTGGTACTCTTACAGTTGCAGGAGCAGTTAGCTTGGCATCTACTCTTAGTGTAGGTGGAGCAACTAACTTGTTAAGCACAGCAACTATTACAGGTAATTCAGGATTTCTTGGTACTGTTCGTGTAAGTGGTAATGTATCTCTTGAAGGACAGTTACAACTTACAGAGTCGGCAGCGGCTGCTGTTGAAACAACGGCAATTAATGGCATTACTTCTGTATCTCTTAACTTTGGTACTGCACAAAATTTCTTTACTTCTGTTACTGCTGCACATACTCTTGCTAGACCTACCAATGCTAGAGTAGGACAAGTTGGCAGTATCTTCTTGCATCAGCAAGGAGGTAGTGGGACAGTATCGTATAATGCTTGTTGGAACTTTATTGGTGGTACAGCACCTACGTTCTCAACTACTGATGATGCTGTAGATAGACTAGATTATATTATTCTTTCTGTATCAAGTGATGGCACTGCTGAAAATATTCAAGCTGTTATGACACAAGCTTATAGTTAAAGGACTATTAAATGGTTTTTCAAAACATAATGATGGGTGCAAGTGGGCAATCAACTGGCTATAACATTGGTCAATCAATTAGATTTACAATGGGAGATAGTGCCTATTTAACTAGAACACCTAGCAGTGCGTCTAATCGCCGTACATGGACATTTAGTTTTTGGTGGAAAGTAAACACCTTTGCTAGTGGTACTAGCGGTGGATACAGAATACTGCAAGCTGGTAGCACAGAGTTTGGGTGGTCTGATAGTGATGATAAATTATACTTTATTGATGGTAGTACATTAAGAGCAACTACTCAAGTTTTTCGTGATCCTACAGCATGGCAGCATATTGTTTTGGCTGTTGATACTACAGATACTACGGCAGGAGACCGTGTTAAAATTTACATTAATGGTGTACAAGTTACCAGTTTTTCTACTTCAAGTGATCCAAGTGAAAACTTTGAATTTGATGTTAATGATGCTGTAGCGCAAAATATTGGTAAAGAAGGTAGTAATTATATTGATGCTTATATAGCTGAAATGTATTTAATTGACGGAACACAAGCAGCCCCAACAGCTTTTGGAGAGTTTGATGATAATGGAGTATGGAGACCAATAGAATACTCAGGCAGTTTTGGAACGAATGGTTTTCATATTGATGGCCGTGATAGTTCTGATTTAGGAGACGACGAATCAGGTAATGGTAACGATTTTACATCATCAGGATTAGCAGCGGCAGATCAAGTTAGTGATAGTCCAACATTAAATTATCCTACAATTAGTAGAGTTGATTTTCAAACAGGAAGTAATGTTACACTAACAGACGGCAATTTAAACTTTGCTAATGCTAACAGTGGTTCCGCTAATGATGCTAGAGCTACTTTTGGTCTTACTAGTGGTAAGTGGTATTGGGAAGTAGAGGCAGATTCGCTTGGACAGTCAGGAGTTAATCGTGAGTTTATTGGAATTGTTGGAACTGAGTTTGATATAACTGCTGGATCAGCAGGAGAAAACTTTTCTGCTGATAGTACAGGATACGCTTTTGCAACAACAGGTCAAAAAATTAATAATAATAGTGCTGCTTCTTATGGTAGTGCTTTTACAGCAGGACAGTATATTGGTGTTGCTCTTGATTTGGATAATGGTAAAATTTACTGGAGCATTAATGGAACTTTCCAAAACTCTGGCGATCCTGCGGGAGGAACTGGCGAAGCATACTCTAGTATTTCAGGAACATTTGCCCCTGCTGTTGCGGTTGACTATGGTACAGGAACAAGTAGATTAATTGCTAACTTTGGTCAGTCAGCTTTTCAAAATAATCCGCCATCAGGATTTAAAGCAATAAACTCTGCTAATTTACCTGCTCCTGATATTATTGATGGAACAGCACATTTTAACGCAACAGCCTATACAGGTAATGGATCAAGTGGTCACTCAATTACTAATGATGCAAACTCTGGTAATTTTCAACCTGATATGTTGCTTATCGGTCCTAGATCAAATGGCGATAATCATGTAATGTGGGATGTAGCTAGAGGGGTAACCTCACGAATTTATACTAATAAAAGCGATGCTCAAGATACCGATGGTACGGCACTGCTTACGTTTGAAGCAAACGGATTTGATCTTGACACGACTGACCCTAACTATAACGGATCGGGTAGGACGTATGTTGGATGGCAGTGGAAAGCTCAAGGCGGTGCAGGATCATCTAATACAGACGGATCAATTAATACTACCACTACATCATTAAACTCTACATCCAAATTTTCTATATCAACTTATACAGGAACAGGCTCTAATGCTACTATTGGACATGGGTTAGGAGTTGTGCCAACAGTTGTTTGGATTAAACGTAGAGACAGTTCGAGTGGTTGGGCTGTATATCATTCAGGTTTGGCTAGTACATCTAAATATTTAGTTCTTAATACTACTAATGCAGAAGCTTCTTCATCTAATTATTGGAATACTACAGCACCTACGTCCAGTGTTATTAGTATTGGAACGGACAACGCTGTTAATGCTTCAAGTGGAACTTATGTTGCATATGCTTTTGCAGAAGTTGAGGGATATAGTAAATTTTCAAAGTTTACAGGTAATGGTAGTACTGATGGTGCTTTTATTTATACTGGTTTTAAACCAGCTTGTGTTATTATAAAAAGATTTAATAGCACTGGTGATTGGGTTATTATTGATAATCAACGAGTAGGATATAATCCTGATAATAATGATCTTGATATAAATAATAATGACAGTGAAGGTACAAATGATTACATAGATATTTTAGCTAATGGGTTTAAATGTCGTAGTAGTGATTCAAATGTAAACGCAGATGGTAGTACTTATGTTGTCATGGCTTTTGCTGAAATGCCTTTTGGTGGTGCAGATATATCTGTAGCAACAGCCCGATAAGGAGAATAAACTATGTGGGTATATAATAATAGCAGAGTAATTAAAGAAGGTCAAGCATGGACTGATGATAATGGTGTTCAGCATCCTAGTAATTGGATGGTCTGGTCTTCTGATGAAAAAGCTGCTATGAGTTTGTCTAAAGTTATGGTGCAAGAAAAACCTGATGAAAAATTTTATAGAGTTAGTGGTCCTAACTTAAATGGAGAATGGACTGTAGTAGAACGTCCTATAAATGATACACCTTTTACTGATAGTGATGGTAACGAAAGAATTGAACTAGGTCTTAAAACAGAGTATATTGCTGATATAAAAAAAATACAGGGTAGTTTTTTATCACAAACTGATTGGGCATATATTCGTAAAGCAGATAATGATACAGCTATACCATCTGATATACAGACCTATAGAAATGCTGTTCGTTCAGCAGCGGAAACTATTGAAACAAAAATTACAAACTGTTCTACAATGGATGAGTTTCAAGCATTGTTTGTAGCACCTGTAGATAGTAATGGAACTCCTACAGGTAATGCTCCAATATATGATTGGCCTGAAAGTATTTAGATGAAATTTATATTGACATATATTCTAATAACTTTGTGGCTTGTATTTCCAGTATCGGCACAACAGCTTTTTTGTTTTAATGAAGATGCTCAAGATATTGAAGAGAGTATACTAAAATATAATGAAGAATTTGTTATGTCAGGAGTAACTACGGCAGGAACTCCTATTACTGTTTATAGAGGTAAGGATACTTTTACAATTCTTTTTTTTACCCCTGATGGAAAAATTTGTACTGGAGCTAATCATACAGGAACTATAATTCCAAAATTAAAACTTAACAACGAAAAAGGTACGTAATATGGCCTCAACTTATACAACAAACATTAGGCTGACAAAACAAGGTGATGGTGATAATCCTAATACTTGGGGTCAAGTTCTTAATGACGGTGTTATCAGTCTTGTTGATGATGCTATCGCTGGCTATACGACAGTAAGTTTGGGCAGTGCGGCAACCGTTACGCTTTCAGAAAACCAAGGAACAGGAGATCAGTCTAGGTCTGCGATCATACAGTTTTCTGGATCAATAGGAACTGCTCACACATCTATCTTTGTTTTAATTCCTAACAATTCAAAAACCTATGCAATTAGAAACGCAGTATCAACTAACGCTTCAAGCAATGCAGTTATTCTAAGAGTTGCTGGTAATACTGGAGTAACTGTTCCTAATAGTGGTAATAGTTATTTCTTCACTAATGGCACATCTGTTTTTCAACTAGACTCTACTGGTCTAGGACTAGGAACTGCTGCTGTACGTAATGTTGGTGTATGTACTACAGATGTTCCTGATACATCTCTTGCAGATATTCGTTATGTAAAGGTATCTGCTACGGATACTATCACTGCTGCTAAAACATTTAATGCAACTGTAGCCTATGGCGACTCTGCAATGATTAAAGTATCTAGTGCTGTAAAGTCCTTCATTACAACTTTGACTGATGCAGCTTCTGTTGCTTCAGATGCTAATGATGGTAATATTTTCTTGGTAACTCTTGGTGGTAATAGAACCTTGGCTGCTCCGAGTAACATGGGCGCTGGTCAAACAGGACACTACTATTTAATTCAAGATGCTACTGGTGGTAGAACAGTTAGCTTTAACTCTGTATTTAAATTTTCTGGTGGCACCGTTCCTACTGCAACTTCTGCTTCTGGTTCTTGTGATATTCTTTTCTATACCGCAAGAAGTGCTACTACAATTGATGCAGTAATGCTTAAAAATATGACTCGCTAATGACAAGTAAGCTTGCAAAGTTTGAGTTTCAGCAAGGGTTTCATAGAGAAACCACACAGTTTGCTGAAGGTGACAAATGGTTTGATGGGAACCGTGTACGTTTTCGTGCGCGTAAACCTGAAAACATGCGAGGTTATGAGACTAGAGTAAGCACAGTCTTTGATGGTTCTGCTAGAGATTTAAGGGCTTACCGTGATTCAGATAGAATTGCTCGTGCAGTTTTTGGCACACCCGATAAACTTTATGAAATGAACGGAGACCAGATATATGATATTACTCCTATTACTTCTACTGTAACTTTAGCTGGTGTTTTTGGAACAAGTGTAGGACAAACAAGAGTATGTGTATCTGATACAGCACATGGAAGAACGGCAGGTGACTATGTATACTTTACTTCTGCTTCTGTTTTTGGTGGCAATGTTAGTCTAACAGGAAACGTCTATCCAATTGCTTCTGTTGCTAGTGCTAATGTGTATACATTTAATGTAACAGCGGCAGCGGGTGCTACGTCTGCTGCAACTGGAGATGCAACATTTAACTACTACATTCCTACGGGTGCTTCAGTGGCTACCAAAGGTCTTGGTTACTCGGCTGCTATATATAATGCAACTGCACCAACTTCAGTAGGAATCAGTAAGATTACAACAACTGGTAGTAATGCACTTGTTACAGTTTCAACTGATGCAGCGCATGGCGGTTCGGCTGGAGACTTTGTAGTTTTTCAGCCAGCCAATACTAGCGTTACCCCTGCTACAGTAGGAGGTAACTTAATACTGTCTAAGCCCTTTATTGTAAACGCTGCTGGAACTACGGTAAGTGTTGGCGGTCCTCAGTTTCCAATTGTATCTGTAGCAAGTACACAGATTATTGTAAGTGTGCAGACAGCAGCTAGTGCAAGTGGAGATGTAACAACTGATATTAATATGACTGCTTTGATTTATCAACAGAGCAGTGGCAGAGGTTGGAATGTTGCATCTTCTGTTGATGCTAGTGATATTAACTTAACTTTAGCTAACTGGAGTATTGATAACTGGGGTGAGGATATTGTTGCAAATAGAAAAGGCAGTAATATTTTCTTTTTTGACAGTGATGCAAGTACAACACCTGAACGAGCAACAACTGTTACAACGTCACCCATTAGTGTAAACTCTGTTATTGTGTCTCCTAATGATAGACACTTAGTTGCTTTGGGGTGTAACTCATATGTAGCAACTGCAACTATTAGTGGTCCTTTTGATCCTATGTTGGTGCGCTGGTCAGACCAAGATGACAGAACAAATTGGGTTCCGTCTCTTAGTACAACTGCTGGTGAAGTTGTTCTAACAGATGGTACAGAAATTGTAGGTGCAGTAAGATCAAAAAATGCTATTAACATTTGGACTGATAACTCACTATGGACAATGAGCTTTGCAGGGCCACCCTTTGTTTTTAACTTTGAGCAAGTAGGCTCTAACTGTGGGTTGGTTGGGCAACATGCGTGTATAGATTACAATGGTGTTACATACTGGATGGGCAGCGATAACTTCTATTCCTTTGCTGGTCAGGTAGAAACATTAGACTGTACTGTAAGAAGATTTATTTTTGATAGATTAAATCAAAGCTACACCGATAAAGTATTTGCTGGAATTAACTCTGAGTTCAAAGAAATTATTTGGCTATATGCTTCTAAGGATAGTACTGAGTGTGATAGCTATGTTATCTTTTCTCCTGATGAAGGGTACTGGGTCTATGGGGATATGATCTTTACTACCTTTGCAGATAGAGAAGTGTTTGGTAATACAATTACAACTGGTGCTACGGTTGGTGGTAACTTGATATACAACAATGAACCAACTGATGTCTTTACTGCAAATGGTGAAACACTAACATCCTTTGTTGAGTCAGGTGATTTTGATATTGAGGATGGTAATGCTTTGATGTATATGAGCAGACTTATTCCTGATTTTGATTTAAGCGGTGGTAAAATTAAACTAAAACTTATTACTAAACAGTTTCCAGAAAGTACGGAAAAAACTACAAAAGAATTTGATGTGACAGAAACAACTCAAAAAGTTGATTTAAGGTCAAGAGGAAGGCAAGGGGTAGTAAGGGTATCTTGTGATTCAAATAATGCTAGTTGGAGATGGGGATCAATTCGACTAGCAGTCCAAGGTGATGGTGAAAGATAATGGCAAGATATCCTACTTTATTTAAAAGAAGATATTTTAAAGACCCTATTGAAATGTATAGTAGTATTCAAAGATGGGGATCAGTTTTAGTACAAGAGCTAAATACAAGAGACCTACAAGAAAATAGTAAACCATCTACAAATATTTATACTGTTGTTACAGTAACAGAAATTGGTAGACCAAGAAAAGGTGACATAGCATATTCAGCAAGCTCTGGTAAGTTTAAAGGATATGTTAGTTTAGGAGCAGAGACATCATGGCAAAATCTGAATTAGATAAGCATTTCAATTTAGTTAATGCTAGTACATATTTTGGAAACCTTAATACAGGTCGATTTGTTGATCCGACTAGGCACCATCTTAATCAAAAGCATGAAGCATTTGGGAATATGAAAAAAGTAAAGTATAATAGTACTGACTATGTATATTCTCCTGAATCAGACTATGGACAAAATAAATGAATATGCCAATAAACAGACCTGACCAAGCTATGAAGTTTAGAGACATGGCACGTAAAGAGCCTATAGATGCTATGAGTGCAATGAAAAAACCACAGCTTATTCCTACAAATCCTCAAGGAATGGTTAGTCCTGCAAGAAGCATGTCTAATCCAATGCTTCCGCAGCAAGCTCCTGCACAGTCTGGATTAGCTGCTGCACCAATGAATACACAGGCTCCTATTCCTGTTCCTGTGCCTATGTCAGGTAGAAATATAGCAGAGAGGGATGTAAAACAAAATGTAAATGAAATTCTTACTGCTACTCTGCCTGATGGAGATTCACTAGCTGCTAAAGCATTGGAGGTTTTAACTAAAAATTCAGGGGTAGACATTACTGAAGCAGTAGAAACACAATATAGTTTAGCTAGCACTGAAGCAGCACAACCATTTATGCAAATGGCAACAATGGAAGACGCTGATCCTATGCAATTTAATGCTAGGTATGGTGGCGGTATTATGGGACTGAAGGCTGGTGGAGAGTTTTCTGGTCAAGTTCCTGGAGATGGTGGGGGTATGGAAGATAATGTGTATATGCCTATTGTTGAACGAGCTATGGGAGAACAAGCAGGTACACTTGATAATCCTAAACAAGTAGGAACATTGGCGGTTAGTCCGTCTGAGTATGTAATAGATAGTTATACAATGGCAGCATTAGGAAATGGTAATGCAGATGAAGGGGCAGATATCATGGACAATGTTGTAAAAGATATTAGAAAAGATGCTTATGGAAATACTAAACAGCCTAATGAAATTGATGGCTTGGCTTCCTTGACATCTTCAATAAATGAGAGGACATAACAATGGGTTTTCTATCTTCACTTTTTGGTAGTAAAAGCAGCACACCAGCTACTACTACACAAATTACAACAAGCAAACTACCTCCTGAAATTGCTCCTCAAGTTGAAGAGATTGCAAAAGAAGCAAAGCGTCTTTATGATGAGCGCATAGCTGAAGGTTATGTTCCTTATGAAGGTGCAACTATTGCTCCGTTTACACCTGACGAACTTTCTTCTCAAGAAGGAATTAGGAGTCTTATCGGAACTGCTGCTCCTCTTCAGCAAGAAGCTTTAGGAATTACCCGTCAGGGTGGTGAGCGTTTTACAGGCGATGTGGCTCAAGAGTATATGAACCCTTATCAACAGGCAGTAATTGATATTGAAAAACGTGAGTCACAAGAAGATTTTGAAGGTAGAATTTTACCTGCATTTGAAGCACAGGCAGTAGGTGCTGGAGGTATGAGCGGTCTTGGCTCACGCGCTGGAGTACAAGCTGCATTGTTGGGTGAATCACAAGCAAGACGCCTTGGAGACATTCAAGCTAAAGGATTGCGTGATGCGTACACTAAAGCACAGCAAGATTTTACTGCACAAAAAATTAGAGAGCGTCAGCAAGCACAAGATTTAGAAAGACTTGGGCCAGCTATGTTTGCTTCTGGTATAGCAGAGCAAGGAGCCTTACAGCAAGTAGGTGAACAACGTAGAGACTTGGCACAGGAAGCTTTAGACGAAGCTTATTTTAGATTTCTTGAGGAGCGAAGCGAACCACAGGCTGCTCTTGCACAGTATTCAGGGACTGTTTTTGCAAACCCGCTTACTGGTATGCCGCAAACAACTTCTACTGGCACTCAAAGAGCAGCAACACCTAGCACAGGTTCTCAGTTACTTGGTCTTGGTTTGCAAGCAGCTAACATTTATGGTATGGGTGGTGGCTTTGGTCCTGCTGGATTTAGTATGGGTAGTTTATTTAAGTCTGCTAAAGGCGGTAAAGTTGAAGAAGGTTTGTCTGGTGTAGTATATAGGCAAGCGGCTGGTGCTGTAGGTGTTCCTGATATGGGACTTGGCCCTGTTCCTGAAGAAGAAGCTGAAAAAATTACAGAACAGTTAGATGCTGCATTGGCTCGTGAAGATGCTGCACAAGTTCGTGAAGATACTGCACAAGTTCCTGAAGATACTCAACCTGCTGGAATACAAAATTTTTTTTCAAGATTAAATCCTACAATGGGTAGTGATGTAAGAGGCTTGGCTAGTGTTCTAGGTAATGTAGGAGAAATGACACCACAAGAACTACAACAAATAAGAGATGAAGGGCTGCAAAAAATTAGAAATGAAATGAGAACAGGTCAGAGAGAAAGAAAAGATATGCTTGCCTCTCAAAGACTTTTTCAAGATACTTCAGCAGCGGCTGAGTTTGCTGATATGGAAGATTTAGTTCGCGGTCCTAAAGGATACTCAGGAAGTCTTGGGCAATCTTTAATTACCAATGCTATACGTCAACTGGCTAACCCTAACATAAGTATTGCGAGTGCTTTAGCAGACCCTACAGGAGTAGAAAAATACAAAGCTTCTCAAGATAAAATTAATAGTGCAGTTATTGACTTACGTAAAACTAGAAATGCTAGAAACAGAGCTATGAGAGCAGGTCGATCTAAAGAAGACCTAGCTGCATTTGATAAAAGTATTGCTGATAAACTAGCAATTATTAAACAAGAAGCTGTTACTGCTGAAGATGTAGGAAAGCAAAGAGGCAAATATCAAACAGCAGTTTTAAAACAAGCTGATGAAATTAGTAAAATTATTAAACGATTTGCTGATGCAACTGCTGCTGATCTTGCTGCTCGTAAAGATAAAAGTTTAAAACCTCAAGATTTAAATAAATATTTAGATGATATTAGAGATAAAGTTTTACTGGCTAGTGAGTATAGATGGGATGCGGCTTCAGAAACTTATAAAAGCGGCAACGAAGCACTTACAGGTGAAAGATTAGCTAGTGTAATAGATGCTGTTGATACAGCACAAAGACAATGGTTTGATATGCTTCAAGACACAGACAATGTAGAAGATGCTCTTAAAGCTTTTGTTGGTCTTGATGTTCAGGCGGCTCTTGATAGTAGCCGTGCATATCATTTGTCTAGAACTAGCAAAGATTTTCAAATACTAGGAGATGTGCCTAGAAATGCTTGGAATGAGATAGTTGTAACCCTTAGAGAAGACCCAAATGCAAAAGAGCGCCAAGCGACGATTGGTGGTATTCTTAAAGACTATGATCCAAATTTTGCAACAAGTTCTGCTGCTGAAAAAGAGAAAAGAATTAGCGATGCAGAAAAATGGTTTAGTGATATTTTTCAATTTGGTAAAACAAAGTAATAAGATTAAAATTTAAAATGACTACTATAAAAAAACTTAGTCCTGAAGAAATGTCAGAAATATTTGGAACACCTGTTCCTGATACTGCTGCTCCTTCTCCTGTAGTTCCTGTGCAAGAAACTCAAGAAGAAAAAAAAGAAACTCCTATTAGTAGTAGCACTATAAAAAAACTTAGTCCTGAAGAAATGTCAGAAATATTTGGAACACCTGTTTCTGGTACTTCTGCTACTGCTGTTGCACCTACTGATGATCCAAATATTTTTGGAACTGGTGCATTAAGCTTGGTTGGAAATAGAGCTAGTTTAGTTGAACAGAAAAAAGTACCTACCTCTGAGCGTAGGCTTGCTGTGCCAATTGTTCCAGAAGAAGAAGAAAAAGAGGAACTTCCACCTTTACCCGATGTTGATCCAGCGGTAGACGATCCTGCACTTGTAGAAGAAACAGAGTTTCCTGCTGCATTTGGTACGGGTAGTTTGTTGGTGCAATCTGGTACAAGTAGACAAAATGTGCAGCAAATGCGGGACATCCCAACTTCTGAAGAAGCAGAAGACATTCCTTTTGATGTAAGATTTACTACCAATCAACTACAAAATCAAAGTATCACTACTACTAATGGTCCTCCAGAAAATTATAATGTAGAAGATAAGGACGGTAATCTTGTAGGTTATAGTGCTGGTAAAGAATGGTTATTTCTTGCTGATAATTTATGGAAAATTTCAAACAACGGAGAAAGTTTTCCAGATAACTATACAGATAAAATGAAAGCTGATTGGCTAATGAAACGTGCCTCACAGGTAGGCAATAGTTTTTTTGAGCTAGGAGATACTATTTTAAAAAATAAAGATACTGATTTATATAGAAATATGTTAGGTATTGATCTTGATAAAAGTAATGTAAGTGTAGAAGATCAGTTATATTTGTGGGGAAAAACTCTTCAAATGTATGACAACACTCGTGGCAGTGGACGTACTGCTCGGTATGCCTTACAGGCTATAGCTCTTGATCCTGTTAGTTGGGTAGGTTTAATAGTTAGTGGAGGATTTAGACTTTTAGCAAAAGTTGTTGGATTAAAAACTATAGGTAATTTACCATTAAATTATATTAAAAACCAACTAACTAAAAACTTAACTAAAAAAGGATTTACACAAAAACAGATCGATGAAGCTCTTGAGTTTGGATCAAGTTCTACAATCTCTAAAAATGTTTTAGAAAATTCTGTTAATCAGGTATCTAGATTAGGACCAGTAAAAGGGGCGGCGGTTGCAGCAACCTATACTGGCGGCTATGATCTTTTAGACCAAACACTTAGAGTGCAAACAAATCTTCAAGATGAGATTAATTTAGGACAAGTTGCTAAATCAGCAGCAATTGGTTTAGTAGCTACTCCGCTTGCTGCTATAGCTCCTTTACCTACGGTTAGGGCTGCTACAAAAAAACTAGCTAGACAACAAGATGAAGCTGCTAGGTTTGTTGGTCCTAAACTTCCTAGTGAAAAAGTAATTATAGAACCTAATCCAAAAGATGTAGCGGCTAAAGGTGCAAAAAATTTACCTCAAAGAAATATTATTATTGAAGGGCTAGGTAATGTTAATAGCTGGCTTGGAAGAGGACTGCGTGAAACAGCAGGTCTTCCTGATCGTATGGCAGCAGCAGCTAGAAAACTTAATAGACCTAAAATTTATTCTCAAATGCGACTGCTTAATAAAGAACTAGACAAAGCAGTTAAAAATAAAAATGTTAATGCGGACGATATAACTGAGTATATGGAAACAGGTGAGCTACCTAAAAATCCTAAAGGCACTGAACTAGATACTGAGATTACTGATGTTATTGATAGATATAGAAAAACTATTTATGATAATCAAGAAGAACTTAGTAATCTTGCTGGACTAAACGGAGACGCTAAATTAGGTAGTCAATATACTTATGATCCAAAAACAGGTAAGGGAACAATTTATTATACAAGAAGTTATCAGGCAGCTTACGATCCTAGGTTTGTAGAGATAATAGATAGAGCATTGAAGGGTAAATCTGTTGTTGCAATAACTGGCCCTGAAAAACGGCGAAAGTCAAAAGTTCTTGATGCAATTGATGCTGGTCGATCTTTTTATAAGCAACAACTTTTAGAAGGTCTTGGAGGTAAAAATAAAGGATTACGTCTTTCAGATGAAAATGCTTTAGATGAAGCACAGATTCAAGCTCTTCAAAAAGACCCTGACAGTTTATTTTTAAATGCTAATCAGCAAGCAGAAATTGATGGTCAACTTAAAGCTTTTGTTAATCATGTGTCTCATGCTGAAGACGGTCTTGGAATAGAAAGCTGGCTTAATGCTACGACACACACAGATAATATATCAAAAGTTTTAAGAAAGCGCAATGAACAACTTGATCCTAAACTTAGAAAGTTATTAGGTGAAACTACCGATCCATTTGAAAAGTTAAGAGAAACTTTAAAAAATCAAAACGATACTATAGCTCGTGCTAGATATATTCGTGATTTAGATTCTTATTTAAAAGAAGTTGCTGCTCGTGATCCTGATTCTAGGTATATTGAAGTATCAGGAATTTTACCATTTAATCTTGGTCCTAAAAAAAGAATAGCTGTAACTTCGAGGCCATCACTAGAAGGAACTAAAGCATTAGAAGACTATGCTCAACGACTGCTAGGTTCTGGCAGGGCTGGTAAATCTGATTTAATGAAAGATTTATATACAAGTTCAAATATGTTTAAATTAATTGATAATAATATCAATTTGCTTAATCGTAGTAGTACAAGTAAACTAATGAGAGTCTTACAAGGCATAGCTAGTTTTGGTCAGGCAAGTCAAACTTTGTTTGATGTTCCTTCAGCTTATATGTTAAATACAATAGGTATGCTACAGGGTCTAGGTATTAACGGTGTATTTTTACAGCCTGTTAAAACATTTAGAAATACTGGTAAGACTGCCCTAATGTTTTATAGATCAGTAAAAAATAATAATCGTGAAGCTTTAGAGCTTTTTGATTTTCTTAGAGAAAGTGGAGTTGTTGAAGCTGGTATTGTAGCAGAACCTATCATTAGAAATGTTGCATTTATGGATAGCCCTGCTCAACTACTAACTCCTAAAGGTATTTTAAAAGGAGGGATGGCAGCTTATAGAAAAGGTATTGTAGGTTTAGGTAAGGCGTATGGTGCAACAGATGCTTTTGGTAAAACTATTTTATTTTTTAATGAGTTGGATGGACTTAAAAAAGCTTTTCCTGATTTACCAGAAGACGAGCTTCGTAAACTAGCTGCTAAAAGAACAACCGATAACTTCTGGACGTACAGCAGGGCTGCTCCTATAGCTAGAGAAATTGCTCGTGTTCCTGTAATAGGTAACTATGTATTGTTTCCCAGTGAAGGAATACGTGTGCATAAAAATCTTATTAAGACTGCTGCAACAGATGTTGTGCAGGGTCTTTCAAGAGCGCAAAGAGGCGAGGCTGGCGGTATTGCACAAACACAAATGGGTCTGCGGCGCGTTGCAGGATTAACTGCTATGGGTTATGGAATGAGTTCGTTTGTAGAATCCAATAATGAAGGACGCGGAGTTTTTGGTAAAACAGAAGAAGTTATAAATGCTCTAATGCCAAGTTATTATAAAGATAAACTAAGATTTTATCTTGATCCCTTGCCACCACAAATTACAGAAGAAGGAACAAACTTTAATCGTTTTGTAAGAGCGGCTGCAAATTTTGTAAACAGCGATAAGCAACAAAACTCTCCCGCTATTAAAGAAAATGACGATGGCGACATTGTTGTGCGTCTTCTTGTTAGTCCACAGTTTGATGCTTTTTCTGTTACAAGAGAACCAGCAAGAATAGTAATGCAGTTGCTTGGAAATATAATTTCTGGTAAAGATATTAATGCAGATAATTATGCAGATAGAATGGAACAGGCAATGAAAGATTTGCTAGGTACATATTTATCTCCCAAATTTGTAGCAGATGCAGTGTTAGATATTTTCAGCGGAAGTCAAAAAATCTTTGATCCTCTGTATGAAAAAACAGACAAAGAAAATATAGATAATATCTTTGAAGCAATTCTTAAAAGCAATATAGTTCCAGGTGCAAGGGATACAATAACAAGGGCAAAGGAAGCTTTAGCTGCAACTGATCCTGTAAGGCTAAAACAACTTAAAGATGAGCGTGCAGTTGAAAATTTTGGGATGCCTGTATCTATGGACGATTTTTTTACTTGGATAACTACAGGTATGCGTGTTCAAAATATGTCTATAAATAGACAAATATCATTTAAAACATATCAAGATTTAAATCGTATTGGTATGACCGCTAAAAACTTTAGAAATTATTTAAGGCGTTTGCCAGCAGAAAGGTACACACCAGAAACAGAAACTGGAATCCTTGAAGAGTATGGAAAAATGCAAGTTCGTAGATTTGAACTACTGCAAGAGCTTGGTACAAATGTAGCTAAGTATAAATCTTTATCTTATGAAGATAAAAGAGGAAAGGACCAAGAATATGGTGATAGAATCTGGAAAGATTTAGATTCTCTTCTTAGAAGTAGCAAAGGAGAAGATTTAAAATTAGTAGGATTAACTGGTAGCAATGTATTAAAACCTAAAGACTACGTAGATACTTATAAAGACTTTCTTAAAGAAGGACTATTTATGCCTGATAGTTTATCCTCTGGTACAGTAGAAGGAACTATGTTTATGGACGCTACTCAAACAATTCCTAATGAGTTTAGAGGTCCATTAATGAGTAAATTAAATAGACTTGACTCTGAACTTAGAGGGTTAGAAATTCAAGGAACTGACCCTCAAGAAATAGAAGAAATTATAACTAACTTTATTCAAGAAAATCAGGAGTAATTAAAATGCCTAACGATCCCACTATGATTTGGAACGCAATACTAAGTATAGCATGTGGCTCATTTGTATGGTGGGTGCGTGGCATCAGCCAACAAGTACAAGATACCAAGCGACGTATCGCTGACACACGAGAAGAAGCAGCTAAGACCTACGCTACTAAGAAAGAAGTAGATCAAGACCTAAATAAAATTATGAGTAGGTTTGATAGGCTTGAGGCCAAGCTGGATTCTTTTTTACTAAAGGTTAAATAATGATAGACAATCCATTTTTTAGTATTAAAGAACTAGCCTGTAAAGGCACTGACCTATGTGACATGAGTGATGTCTTTATGGAAAAGCTTATTGCAGTCCGTAAGAAGTTTAACACTCCTATGATTATCACCTCTGGATACAGACACCCTGCTCACAACTCAGCTATCAATGGCGCACCTAACTCACCACATGTGTATGGTCGTGCTGTAGATGTAGCAGTACATGGTAAAGATGCCTATCGATTAATACGTATTGCTATAGAGTTTGGTATGACAGGGATAGGGGTATCCCAAAGAGGGCCAATTGAAAATAGATTTATCCATTTAGATGATATGCCTAACGGAGAACACCCAAGGCCGTGGGTCTGGAGTTATAAATAAAGTTAAATCTACGCTATGGGGGTAGAGAGCGCCGTACAGAGCATGTAGCTTATTTCGGTAGGGTTACCTACCCAACAGCCTCCAACGGCTCTCCTGACGCATCCTCGGCAGCGTTTTCTTCCGTTTCAAAGAACAAATCTGCATAATCTGTTTTAGACAGTAGGTCAATGACTTTTTCTTGGCCTAATGTATTAAGGCATCCTACAATTGCAGTCTCTAGTGACTCTTGATCTTTCGGTACACCAGTATCCGCATTAGCTCCCCTAACACGCCCCAATAATTCAAGTGCTTTAATGGCACTGTTAGTATGTCCATTGGTGGCAGCGTAGCTATATTGTTTTTCAATCTCTTCAATAACATTTACATTAGTTTCTAGTTCGTTCTCTAATGTGTGAACTCGTTCTACTACTTCGTCTATCTGTAGTAATCTATAGCCTTGGTTATATGCTGACTTATCTGAGTACCCTGCTGCCTTTGCAGCTTCGGTAGCATTGCGGTGCAGCACATATGCCTGTGCAAACTTTTCCTGTTTTTGATTTAGTGGCATTGTTATTTCTTCATGTTGTTACGAGCAACGCCCTTCCACTTTTCTGCTGTACGCATACCGCCAAGGCCAAGCAGCGAGAGCAGGAGCGTCATCAAAGCTTGTGTGTCTAGTGTGGGAAGAGTAACTACTGGATACCAGATAGCCAATCCCCAACTTGCAATGGGTGCAAAGATAAACTGCCATGCCAGTGCAAAGCAACATACCCACATGATAGCTGGTCTAGCTCCGCTTACAAACACAGAGGGGTGCTTGGCCTGTTCAATGTTAGCTTGTGCTTGCGCCATATCTAACGCAATAATCTGACTTTTAAGTTCGGACTCTAGCTTAACACGTAGGTCTTTGTCTTCAACAAACTTATCAAGAACCTTACCAGCTACTCCGACAACTGAATCTACAATTCCAATCATGCTATTGTTCCATCCTTCTTTTTAAGACTTGTTACTTGGGGGTACATTTCAACTCTGTATCCTTCAACAATAAGATTATCTTCTTCGTCGGGTGTGTCAAAGAAAAGATATATTTTTATATCAGGATACTTACGTGACATATCAGCAAAAAAGTTTAGCCATGCCCTTGGTTTAAAAACAGAAATGTGAACATTCGTACCATCTGCAAACTTTTTTAGTGCGGGTACACAGGCAATGTTAAAGAACACCATCTTACCAGCATAAGAAAGAACCTCTTCTAACACCCAGAACAAGTCGGTCTCTGGTACATGCTCCATAACATCAGTACATATTACAGCATCAAAGGTTCCCTTCTGCCACTCGTCAGGAAGAACTGAATAAGGCTTGTAACCTGGATCGTAAAGGTGAAAAGAGTCGAGATTCCAAAGCTCTCCGAGAGGCTTGTCAATTTCATTTGTTAGCTTTGTGTATTTGTCTGTGTATAGTATACCCTTTCCTGCACCATAGTCTAGCAGATTGATGCAGTCATTTTTTTCTAGGTAACTTCCAATAATATCTACATATTTGAGAAGGCTTTTGCCATTAAACATTCCTTCAGCAGACTCGTGCATAACTTTATACTCAGACAAAAGTTCTTGATATTTTTCTGATGCGTTATGTTTATTATACTCAGTAGTATACTCTATCTCTCGGTCGGGAACATGGCCCCACTGAGAAATTTTTGTATCTACCCAATTATCATCAGCCATTATAGTAATCCTTAAATTTAGGGCGGTCATCCCGCTTCTGATTTATTTTCCAGAGATCAGCTACCATTGTGTTTTCTCCATGAAAATCTAGCACACCATCCATGCCCTGATCTGCAAAAACTTTTTCACAGTCTTGAGCCATAGCTAGCAGTTCACCTGTAGTCCAATATGTTTTTTCTTCAACATTAACTTCAATGTACTTAGGCTTTGGTACTTCGCCACCCTCTACATCACCTGTTGTTTCTGTTTTTTCTTTATCTGATGGCTCTTCTCTGCAACAGTCGAAGCCCCACAGATGTATATTTCTAAAGCCCATCGTATGAAACACTCCAATAGACCGCATTGCTGCACAAGTACCGCCAGTAATAAGCGTAGCTCCTTGCGGAATACCAAGGCTATCTTCTACCTTAACTTGCTGATTGACAATCTCTTTGCCTTGCTCATGCTCCTGCCTAAGTGAGTCAGTATAGGCATGCCAGCCATATATAGAAGCTTTCTTTTCTAGAAGAAACTCAGTAACAGATGGGTCGGTCATAGATGCTACAAAAAACTTTGTGCTTGTGTCAAGATTTTCAAACAAAGTTTGTCGAATAATGTTGTGTGTACTTTTACCTGTAATAGGTCTAGGGTCCAGTACTACACAGCCCCACGGCTTAATACCATTGGCAAGTAGGTGAGGATAGGCATGTTTAACTGTTAGTACTTTAGCATCAGGATGCTCGTGTAAAAATCTTTTAAGTGCTTGATAGTCTAGGTATGGCCCTGCTGAAACAACAACTCCTGTTTCTTTGTGGGCAGGGTGCTTTGTAACCCATTGGTTGTCGCCAATAAGCTTCATGTTAGTTTGAATGTTGTTATTAATATACTCTCGCGGCACAGAGTCACGCGGGTTTACAATAATAGGAACACGCTTGAGAGTATCTGGCACATCTTCTAGGTTTTCGTTATTAAGAATAACTGCTAGATGCGTATGCCCACCGTCAGCTACTCTGTCACCAGAGGGAAGCACATACTTTCTGACTATACTCCGATCATCGAATGTGGTCCAACCGCCTTCAATCTCAGGAGTTTTCTCCATCTTCTTAGTAGCCACGCCATCAAAAATCTTCTTAATGCCCTGCGCTTTTTCATCTGGTATTTTGTCATCGTCGTCCTTTGTAAAGTAATGATCCATAACAACTACTGGAACATCTTTTAAATGCTGATACTCAATCTCTACTGTTTCTTTGCTATTGCCGCTACCAATCAAAGCAAAGTTAATTTTTTCTTTATTAGTTGATGTAGTTTTAAAGTACATAGATAGGGTATCTCGCACATTCCCTTTAACTAAATCAAATGAAAAGTCTTTGCCCTTGTTCTTCTGCATATGCTCTCTAAACTCATTGAGCCTATTCTCAACTGCCAACATTTTATTATGTGGCTTGGCATTGAACTCTACCTCATCTGTCTCAGACGTAGCATCTTCAAACAAATCAAAGCCAACATAATGCACAGTATCTGTATTGTCAAACGCTGCAAGAGCCATTTCAATAGCACGGCCAGCGTTCCAAGTTCCTGTTTCAAGAATAGTAGAAGGCTTATAGAACCTAATTAGGTCTGCAAGTTGGCGATACCTGTTGGGAAGAATATCTGGAGATGTTTCAGTATCAGATAGCTGAAGTATTCTGTTACCATCTTTGTCTCTAAGAGCAGCACTTTTTTTATCTCTAAGACAAGCAAACAAAGCATTGATGTAAGACTTTTCATTAGAAAGTTCTTCGTATCGCATACCATGTGCAACATAAATAGTACGCAGTCTATTAAGAATAAATGTATCGTGCCACTCTCTGTAGTTTAGAAACTCACCTGAGATAAACGCGCCTCTAAAATCTCCTAACAAGTCTACTGATGTCTGCCTAGATAAATTAAAGGCCATTAGATATTCTGTATTTCTAAGACAAAGCATATCAACCTTGTCTTCTTCGTCTGGGAACAGCTTGTCTAGTTCCTTGGCAGTAATTTTTTTCTTAGCTATAACATCAGGATCAATCCAAACCATCCATGCGTCTGCATTATTAAACGCACACTCAGTCAGGGCAAGAACGCGAGGCAAGAACTTATGTGGGTTTAGGATATCCTGATAAGGAATCTGTCCACCTTCAGTGCCATCATGTTCCTTATACTCTTCTAAGAATTTTGAATAATCTTCTAGAGTTTCTAGGTTATGATAGAAAATGTTTGGTGCTTGTGGCAGGGAGTACTTACTAATATCTATCTGATAATAATAGCAATGAAATTCAAAGCTTGGTTCCCAAATTTCTTTAAATTGATTTAATACTGTATTGGCTGTTTGATTTAAAATGTCTTCATTAAAACAAGTTACAATTTTATATTTCATTAGTAAGTCCATGTAAGAGTAAGTAAGAGTAATCCATATTCCACTCGGCAGCGTACTGACCATCTATGGATCGACGGCATTGCCAATCCTTAAACCAAGGACCACCAGTAGTAAAGTGTACGTTACGTGCCTCAAGGTCTTCAGGAGAGTGGTTGTCTAGCCAATTCCAATCCTCAGTAATCTTACCAATATCTGAAGCCTTGTCTGATAACCAGCCAAACTTATGTAGCCATGAGCCTGAGTTAGAATTAATTTCGTTTACTGTTAGCTTCTGATGTGCAGGATGTCCACAGTTCCATAACACAAAGCTCGACCAGTTTTTTCTAAAGTAATTTTCTTGTAGCTTACCATCCATCTTATGTGTATCTTTAGGCGCGTAGTCATGCTGCACACAGAACAAAGGATAGAAGTCTGAATAATCTTGTGTTGTATAGTCCTCGAACAGTTCGATAATATCTGTTCTCATATACATATCACTGTCCATATACAAAGCCCATCCTTCATACATGTTAAGTGCTGGAACTAAGAACCGAGTGAAGCTAAAGTCTGTAGAGAATGGTCGCCCATCCTTGCTGTCAATAAACTGATCGTCTACAATATCAAACTGCCTATAGTATAGACCCATGCGTTCCATTGTAGGTCTCTTGATAGGTAAGATTCTAATAGGCTCTGATGCTGTTCGCTCTATAGAAAACTTACATACATCATAAGCTGTCTGTTCGCGTGGATCGTATCCTATGTATACAGTAAATGGTAATTTTTTAGCCATATAAATAGTTGTAGAGAGGAAGCTACAACCCCCTCTCTACATCCTTTCCTTAGTTAATTTTAATAGTCTTGGGTTGCTTTTCTTTTGGAACTTCTCTTTGAAGAGACAAAGTTAAAATACCATTCATAAGTTTAGAATCAACAACTTCCATATGCTCACTCATCTTAAACCTTTTATAGAAATCTCTTTCTGCAATACCGTTGTATAAGTTTTCAGTTTTATTTTTTGTATCTCTGCTACCTTTGATAGAAACTAAACCATCTTCAAAGGTAATTGATAATTCTTCTTTAGTAAATCCTGCTACAGCAAGACTTAATTTAAAATTATTATCGTCAATCTTGGTAATGTTATGTGGTGGATAGTTACTACTAAACTGATCTTTGATATTTTCCAGTTCCTGAAATAAAGAATCAAACCCAATTGCATAGTTACTTAATACTGTTCTTGTAATATTTGGCATAATATTTTTCTCCTTTGGCGAGTTAGTGAAGCCCCACAATGGCAGCTTCTTATATATTATATATTATTTTTTTACAATATGCAAGTCTTTTTTTATACTCCGCACACTCCACCACTACCACTAATGTCGCAGATGTCATGTGTCTGTACGTTGTCCTCAAACTCTTCGCCTAGTTTTTCTACAGCTTCAGCATAGGGGACAACAGTAAGAGGCTGACCACCACGGCATCCATCGGGGAAGCAAGTGAAACCACGTAGTCTGTGAGCATACTTAGCCAACGTCTGTGCAAAATCCTCTACACCGTCTTCGTTGTTGTCCTCTGTACCCCATGCAGGAAGGTTAATAGTACTAGAGATAGACATATCTACATACTCCTGCACGTTAGCCTGAAAGCTTAGACGCCGTTCATAGTCAGTAGCAAGATCAATAGCAGACTCAATCTTGTCTGGCTTGGCACCATACAGATCAATCATCTCTTGTGCTGCGCTATCTACCACGTATTGATAGTGCCACTTTTTAGATTTGAGGTAGCGGCGTTTATATGCGACTGCAAATATAGGCTCAACACCTGTGGAAGTTCCAGCCAGAATACCGATTGTTCCAGTAGGCGCGATAGCTCTAACTGCTGCTGGTCGTGAAACTGATAGCTCCTTTGAAAAGTCTCTTGCAACTTTGTCGGATTCTGCTTCATAAACTTTAAGCCAGCGGTGCATTTCTGGAGTAGTTTCATATCGGTGACCGCGCTGGATAAGCCATTCGTGAAGCCCCATGAGGCCAAGCCCAAGCCGCCTGTTCTTTTCTCTAACAAGACGAATCTTATCATAAGGTAGTTGTGCGCGTAGGGTTCCGCACAGGAGAAACTTGGTTGCGAGTTGGACAACATCTTTGAGTTGGCCGAGGTCATCAATCCTAGCAAAGTTAAGACTGCCAAGATTACAAACATCACTATCATCTTCAGACGTAACTTCCGTACAGGCATTACGCAACGTCTCATTTTCTTTCTCGAAGAAGTTGAAGCTAAACCCTGGTTCCGCAGTTCTAAGAGCCTGACGTACATTATACCTAAAGACATCTCCTATATCTCCTGTCTCCCAATAGTTAAGTAACCAATCAGTATCATAGTTAACACTGATGTTTGTCATATCAAGAGGACAGGGAAAGTCAAAGTCGTCTTGCTTAACATCAAAGTAAGTTTGGCCTGTCTTACCAACAGGCATGTCTGCCCAGTTCTTTGCATTAAGAAAAGGCATAATATCAGCGTGCTGATGATTAAGAGATGCGTAGATAGCACTACGTCTGCTACCACCCTGCATAACCCTGCGACCAATCTCGTTAATCATTTGCATCTTGGGTATAGGTCCACTGGCTGTGCCGCCTGTACCTTTTAGTGACGCACCCTCACCACGATACACAGAATAATCAATGCCAATGCCGCCACCTGTCATCAAGCAGGACTCAGACTTCCATGATAAGTCAGCCCAATCTTCTCTGGTATCCTCTTCAGCGCGTAGCAGATAGCAGTTATTAAAAAACTTTTTCTCTCTACCAGCATAATATAGATATCTACCACCTGGAAGAAAGCGAAGATTAGACATATGGTCTATCAGTTCGTCCTTCTCATCACGAGTAAGATAGCTCTGACACACATCCTCAACCAGAGTACATGCCAGTTCGTGCATAGTCTCCGCTCCTGTGTGTGAGTACTTAGTATTAAAAATGTCCTCGCTGAACTTAGACCTGAACTGTGGGTTTCGATTTGATTTAAACATAGACATACACTTCCCCTTTTACTTCTACTTGTTATAATATAATTCTAAGATTAACTCCGCATAGTGTATAGCTTTTCTGATGTCTTTCTCTCCCTCTCCTTTAGCACGGTGGCGAGTGATATACTTTACCACGTTACCCTCAAAGTAGTCAAGGCTATTGGCATGAATATATTCTACTGGTTGGATGCCACAATCTTTGTAATGATTTCCCCCAACCTGCTTGGTTAGGGTATTGGTTTCTTCTCTACTTTTTCTTTGTTTTCTAAACTGTCTTAGATAGTAATCGTCTGGCCCTTCGTTAGAGGAGTAAGCTGATTCTTCTTCTGACATTTTCTTGATCTCCTGTGTCTATAACTTTTAAAGCAAAGCTTCGTACCTTGCGTGGCTCAAGTCCTGCATAGGTACAGACAGTATCAAAGTCGTCGGCTGTAACACCAATAGAAGCAAAGAACCAAGCCCGTGCTTGATCCCTTTCCAAGGTAATACTGCTTGCCTCTTCTTCTCGTTCAACCTTGAGCAAGTCTAGCAACGCCTGTAAGATAACAGATATATATAAAACTTTGTGTGGGTTCTTATTTACTTGATCGTATAAAGATTCAATAAGCTCTTCATTCATCTTCATTAAAGTCCTGTACTGGTCTGTAGAACTTACCGCCTATCCAGTTGTTATAGTAGGCTGGCTCGTCCGTTCCTTCTAGTTTTGCAGTAAGGACATGTCGTATAACTTGGTGGTAACACTCATAATACTTTAAGCTTCGTTTGTTTTTAAACTGTCCTAAGATTTTAAATTTAAAAGTATCCTTACCAAACTTATCTATGTCTTCTTTAAGATGTTTGCTAGAACCAGCATAGACTTTCCAGTTAGATTCTTTTTTCTTTTTACCTTTACGATAAGTCCAGTACTGCTTGCACCCTATGTAAGCCTTCTTAGTTTTTGTGTTGGTGATGCAGTATACAAAACCAAAATACTTTTGTATGTCTAGCTTCCTATCGTAGTCCCAGTGCATTTAGTAATGGACTTCCTCTACGTCTGGCGTCTTTGCCACCTTAACCAGATGTCTTTTGCCCGACGCATATTTAAATGTACGTAAGCCTCTGCCCTCATTTGCATCACTCCAACACTCTCTATTATGGCGACAATACACACAACCAATATGAAGACGCATGTTACCAGACTTACCATCAGGAACAGCAGGATAGCACCTATCAGGGATTGCGGCTTCCTTCGCAACCATTTGCTTGAGTTTCTTAATTCTTTCTTTGGCATTTATCATCTCCATTGAGTGTACTCTAGACAAACAAATCTCTCCTGTTGATTTATCTATCACAAGAAAGCCAGCCTCATCTAGTCCATTGGCCTGTGCATACGCAGAGATTTGTGCAATGTAACCAAAGGGATCATCGTTTACTAAATCGTTACGCCTAAACTTATCAAAGCTTCTACCTGATGCACTCTTACAATCAATAAGCACACCATCAATCAGTGAATCCTGATGGCCCTTAACACCTTCAATAGTAAGTTCTTTCTGCTGATCTGTAACCTTGTGTCCAGATATAGACGCACACAACAGCAGCAGTTCCTCTAAAATATATCCATACAAAAACTTAATTCGTGTGCTAGGTTTCAAGTAATCTTCAGTTGTTTCCACTCTTGAATCATACCATAGCTGTCTATCGGGTTTGCCAATAGCTGAGAGGCGTAGTGCTGTGCGATCTTTAGGAGACTCATACATAAATGTTTTTATATGTACTTTTAGCATCTCACCAAAGGTATCAATGTGCTTGTCTACTTCTGCCTCATCCATATCAATAGGATCAAAGGTAAATAAATTATAAATATCCTCGACTAATGTATCTATTGTTTTTGTCATAAAAATTAGAGGGGTATCTAAATTAATAGATACCCCTCTTCTCCTTTCAAACTACGAAGCGAGGGGGAAGTCTACCGCTTCTTCATTCGTGTATCCATCAGGGACCACATCAAAGTCAGGACCGTTGCTTGTATACTCAACAAGTTCACGAACCTGTAGGGAGTCAAGATATCCTTTGACGCCTTCCTTACCACCAAAGGTCCATGCTTTAGGATATGCTTTAGCACATACCTTAGAACCATTGCCAATTAGTGTATTAGCAGGGAAAGGATTACGTTGTGCATCCACTACTCGAATACTTCTGGGATCACCGTTATAGGTTGTAGTGAATTGCTTGAGTGTAACAAAGTTACCACGCTTATCATCTGGCTTTTCTGCTGATACATTCTTAACAGTCAGCCCGACATCCTGTGCAATCTTTAAATTATCAGGATCAAGATTACAAATATCAATAGTGTACTCAGGCTTCTCTGGGTTGATCGTGTTAGGCTCAAACACCTTTGCCCAGTAAGCTTCACCAGTGATAAAGATAGGGTCTGCGTAATTTTCGTTAGCCATTTTATTTTCTCCTTGAGTTTCTAAATTTAGTTTCTATCTTGTCTACTACACAAGAACACACATTATAACATGTGGTATCTTATAAGTCAACAATCTTTGTCAATTAATTTGTACTCTACTTCTTTCATCAAGTCATTAACTGATACTTGAGTTAGTAGGTCGTCTCTTCCTCTTCGGCTGTAGAATTTATACTTAGCATCTGAGGCTCGTTCTACGTCTATATTCTCTACTTTTTTAAACGCAAATTCTTTTAACCTTTTTCTATTAATCATAAGAAAATCTGTGTTTCTTTCAAAGGCAATCTCGTCTGCCTCTCCATGTAACCACCCAAAAGCGCCACGGACATTTACAAACTCAATCCATAGCCACTCGTTATTTACTTTATTATCTGAGCGGTTAGTTTTCTTCTGAGCTTTAACATCAACAGAGAAAAATTTATTTTCTTTACTATTTACTAGATGAAAGTCTATGTGCTTCTTAATGTTCTCCTCTTTCGTTGCATCATAAACGTGCCATCCTAAATCTTCCATTGATTGTTTAAATAAATCTTCTGCTTTCTTGCCTACGGAATACTCTCGGGCGTAAGACATTACGCTACTAGACGATAGCGAGTGTACGCATCACCGTCTGGGGTCATTGCCTTGACTGCTTCAATAACATATCCCTTCTGACGTAGGCGAGAGATAGCGGCGGTAAGGTTCTCACACCAGCCTCTTTCAATAGCCGTCTTACGGGTTACTCTCATGCCCTTCTTCAAGGCACGAAGGATTTTGTTATCTACTGATTTTGTCATGTTGTTCTCCATTGTGATTGGTTTGTGTATGGTACTACAAGCAAGCAGGGATGTCAACCTAATAAGTAACTACTGCTTACGTAGTAAGCTAAGTAGTAGTTACTATTAGTGGGTCTCTGCCCATGTCTTGCCTACTTTATATTGCGAGTCAAGTGGACACACAACAGATAGGTTACGAGACGTATTTAAGATAGCCTCTTTAGTTATTCTACAGAAATTAAGAGTATCTTTTACACTAACTTCAAACTGATACTCATCGTGAATAGATGCAACAAGTTTAGCATCTACTCCTCTTTCATTTATTATCCTAGTTATTTGAACTAACCATTCTTTACAAATGATTGCTCCTGCACCTTGCAGTAAAGTATTTAGTGCAGCATGTTCTGATCTAATTTTTAGATGTCTACCATCCAAACCTAAGATAGAACCTGTTGTTGCAGCCTCAGTAACTTGGTTGCGTAGTCTTTTAAGGGCTGGCATATTACCTAAGAACCTTTCTATAAGTTCTCTTCCCTGTGCAGACCCGCCACCAACAACCTTACCAATCTTGGCAGCACCAGCACCATATAAAAATGCGTAGATAAATGTCTTTGCTTGGTCTCTATTGGTTAGCCCTGCCATCTTCATGTTGGCTGTATGTACGTCACCATTTACTACTTCATTAATGTACGCTTTGTCTTGCATGTAATGTGCAAGACAGCGTAGCTCTAATCCAGAAGCATCTGTACCTATTAGATTGTACTTTTCTGGATCAGAGATAGTCCACAGCGATCTAAACTCTTTGCCATAAGGACTGTAAGAAGCAGGAACTTGAGCCATGTTAGGACTGTTGTGAGCCATACGGCCCGTCACAGTTTTGAGCGTCATTACCCTGCCTCTAACCTTCTCGTCGTCGTGGCACTCTTTGATCCACGACTTTAACATTCCTGTACGCTTCTGTAGCAAAAAGAACCTACTAAACATCTGAGCTTCAGGCATTTTGATATGGCTTAATGTTTCTTCATTAACAATAATATTGCCTTTGTCTGTGTGATGTTTAGGTTCCCAACCTTTCTCCATCAGTCTTTCTGCAATCTGTTTACGTGAAGCTATGTTAAATGGAATGTACTTTACTTTTGTTTTTAGTTGTAACTCTTTTGGTGGAAACATCTCAGTAGCTTTAGCAATCAAGATATCCTCTTCCTCTTGCAACTCAGACAGTAACAGCATGGCACCACGAAGGTTAAGTGTGAAGCCATTCTTTTCCTGCTGATCTACAATTGCACGTACACAGTTCTCTAGTCTTTTACTTTTACTAGAAAACTTAGCACCTTCTTTATCAAGATACTGTGCAACCTTATGTGTAAGCCTAACGTCCTGCTTACAGTACTCTAGCATTTCAGGTGTGTAGTATTCAAACTCCTGAAACTCTATCTTTGCAAACTCCAGTTGCTCACCCCATGCTTTGAGGGAGTGACCGCCTTCTCTGATTGGGTTATACAACTGAGATTCAATGAGGGTGTCACGGATTTGACGTAGCTGTATTGTAGAACCTGTTAGTCTGTTCAAGACAGGTGCATCAAAGCTAATGCCATTGTGCATTATAAATTGTTCTACATTCTTAGACCACGCTGCAAACTCGCGACACTCCTCACCTACCCATGACCACTCAGTACCGTTGTCATAGTCTCTGGCTACGATGCAGTGGATAACTGTAGCATCAATAGCATCTGTTTCAATATCTACAATAGCTTTCATATCTAGAAAGGAATATCCTGATTGTCTTCATTTTCAACAAAAGGATTATCAATCTGTGTCATGCGACCTGTTTGATTATCATAATGAAGATGTGTAGCTATCCCTGTGTCTCCTGTATATCTGTTCTTTAGAATACGTAGTGTAGTTGTATTAGCTTCTACTGGATCATCAGCCTGTTGATTGCGCTCCAAGGCTATTACGCTATCACTTAGATGAGCGATAGATGCTGACCCACGTAGATGCGATAGGCTCACCTCACGGCCATCCTCATGCCCCTTGTCACCTGATGGGCGACGTAGGTGACTGACCAGCAGCAAGCCAATGCCTGTCTCTTCAACAAGAGAGCGTAGCTTGGTCATAAGAATATCAATAGACTTACGCTCATCTCCATTGTCCTCTTGCCCAGAGACAAGGATAGATAGATGGTCGAGGAACACCCACTTGCAATCCAAAGCTTTTGCCATGTACCGTACACGATCCAGTATCTCGTCGTTAGAGATAGAACCAAAGTGATCGAAGGCAAAGAACCTACCCGTTCCTACCGTTTTTTCCTGCCAATCATTTAGTTGTTCCTGTGTAAACTGATCTCTGATCTCCTTAATATATAGTCGAGCGTTAGCCTCAACAGACATAATGTTAAAGGCAGTGCTTCGGATACTCTCTTCCAAAGCTAGTACACCAATGTTCGCTTTAGTGTTGCCCATAATGTAGTGCATCAGTTCTCTGATGATGCTGCTCTTACCCATGCCAGCACCGCTAGTGAACGTGACTAACTCACCTGTACGCATACCGTATGTCTTCTCATTAAGCTTGGACCAAGGGTAGGCCACAGTCTCAAAGTACGCTTCGTCGTACAGCGAAGAACCAAGATCACTAAGATTAATAATTCCTGCTGGTGTATAGGATTTAGCAGCCCACCATGTATCTACAAACTTTTGTCGTTGATTTGTTTTTAGATACTCATTGGCATCCTTCATATCAAGGGTGACAATCTTACACTTGTTAGGCTCGAACAGTTGGGCAACCTTAGTGGCTGCTTCTTTGCCTTCTTTGTCATTATCAAAACATAATACAACGCTGTCATACATATTAAGAAAGTCAAACTGTTCCTTACAGTTTTTAACTGCTGCCCCTGCACCATTCTTTAGTGAGACTACAGGCCACTTTGATCCGAGCAGTTCATACGCAGACATAGCATCTAGTTCACCCTCGCATACGGTAACGTACTTTGCTTTACGAGTAAACAAATGCTGCCCAAACAATCCTGCACCTGACAGGTTGCCTTCAGACCAGAACTTCTTGTCGGCGGTAGACCTAATCTTTCGACCTATCACCTCGCCATCTGGCCCACGGTAGTCATATAAATGATGTGTGATGTTTGCATTATCTTTAACGACCGACGCCCCAAAAAGTTTGGCAGTTTCGGCTGTAATCTTTCGATCACCAAGGTCAGATATAACTGCATTGTCATAGCTGTTCATTGGTTTCCTTTTATCTATTGCTACTACTGTATTTGTTTGCATACTTATTTCCTCATCGGCTGGTATAAATGCTTCGCATTTGTGACAGTATTGATGGCCGTCTGAATACAATGAGTTGGCATCAGAAGACCCACACGCTTCACATGGAAGGTGCCTTACAAAAGTTCCTGTATCTGACATGGGTTACTCGCTATTGGAAAACGATTGAGTAAAGATTTTTACTATCTATTTTAAGAGCATAACATAATGTGTTACGAAAGTCAAGAGCCTCTATTGCATTTCCTCTTGTATCGAAGGTGTCTACTATAGTTTTTGTTTTTGTATTCTGTACTTTCCATTTCTTATTCATTACAAAGACCTCTGGTGATTTTGCCACGCATCGCTGAGAAGTTGTTTACGATAGTCTGCTAATTCTTTTTCAATTTCCACAAGCATTTCTATTTGATTTAAGATGTTCCTTTTTTTAAAGTCTTCTTGCGGTGAAAAGATTAAACCTTTTGAGTATCTAATTACAAATAACTGCTCCATTTCTAAACCTCTTGTTGGTTAATTAAAGCGTTCCACGAAATCGGAAACTGTTTGTTTAGTAATCCATTTATTTGCTGCGCTATGATTCTAGTTTCCAGTTGGGTATCTTCTGCAAGGCGCAGCTTACATACCCTAGCAAAGGCTGCGATGCTACCGCTCCAGTACCATTCAGTATACATACCTTGTGGTAGCACAGCCCTAGCTTGTTCTTCACATACTCCTTGGAAAAGTAAAGATTTGTATGCTTCTGTAGCATGGTCTATAGCGTTTTTGTAGATGTTGC